GATAACCTGAACAGTTCTGCCCGGATCAATCATGTCAAAGATATTGATGGTCTTGCCATTGGCAAATACTGTGGTGTTGGCAGTCTTGTCTGTGTCATACCTACGGACATTGAGCCATTCCTTGGTTGAGCCAATAGTCTGCCACTTAACATTGAGGACATAGTCGGCAGTAGCCGGAAGTGAGTAGGCAGTAACGGCTGAGTTGAAGCTAAAAGTGTGTGTGCCTACTCCAAAGAGTTCTGGATAGACAGCCTGAATTGTGTCGTTAATAGCCTGTTTAACCATGAAGCGTGGGTATTGAGGGGCTATGACCACCTTGGTCTCGTTGGCTGCTGTAGAGGCTGTAGTGCCTCTAAAAGCCCTACCCCAAGGGGCAAGGTAGACCTGCTTGGTTAGGTTATCTGTACGATCTACATACATCAGTTCAGAGCCAACCTCGATGATGCCACGACCCATCTGGGCAGTCTCATTGACTACGAATTCTGTGGCAGAGGTTGAGGCAATTCCGCCTACTTGGTTGATCCATGTAGCGGTTTCCTGCTGGGCCCCATAACTCTGGATCTGCCCGAGGACTCGTTCTATAAGTCCACTAAATGTCGTTGTCATGAACTCACCGCTCTCAGGGCTGCGGCAGCAGCCTTATCAGTAGTACTACCAAGTTGATTGCAGACCCCGCGAAGGTCTTTGTAATTAGGTCGAGTATTGCCAGCTTTGACATTTAAGGCACCAACAACACTAAGTCCTGTAGTTCCAGCCCAAGTGTTTGCAGCCTTAGCTGCACCAACATATGACTGAATAGCAGGGTAGGTGCCACCATTAGCAAGACGATTGAGTTCTGCGTGGAGTGTGCTTCCATTGGTACCGAGTGCCATTACTTAGCCTTTCTCTTTGCTGCTGCGTTATCTACTAGATTTGGATATGGTCTTCCAGCCTTCTTAGCAGCAGCCTTAGCCTTTGCTTTCTGTGATGGAGTTAACGGAGTAGATTTCTTATTAGGATTTTTCTTATCCCAGAATGCTGTTTTCTTTTTCACCACTTCACCTTATCTGCCCAATAGGCTGCTGACATTTTGCCTTTAGCAATGTTCTTAGCATGACGAGCTTTGAATGATTTCTGTCGTGCTGTTGGAGTCTTATCTCCAGATACACCCTGTTGCCCAAAGCGAATTGTCTTCACCTTGTCTCCAACCTTTGCAACCACAACATGAGATTTCGTTGGGTGTGATGGAGTTTTCTTTGGCTTATTAAAACCTGATACACCTGCCGCCTTTAGGCGAGAGTCTGGTTTACTTTTTCTTTCCGCCACTCTTCTTGCCCTTCTTGGACATTCCTGCCTCTGACATCGCAATAGCAACTGCTTGCTTGCGAGATTTACCTACAGGGCCCTTTTTAGATCCTGAGTGAAGAGTTCCTGATTTGAACTCTTTCATAACCTTCTTGATCTTTGCTGGCTTCCTTACTTCTTCTTGCCCATTTTCTTAGGCATAGCCTTCATCTTTGAAGAACCATATTCCTTCTTACGCATTGCTGGGCCTTCTGACTTTTCGTGCTTCATCTTTGCTGCTGCTGACTTGTACTTCTCGCCTTTAACTGACATTTGCTTCTCCCTTTGAGTGATGACTTTGACTTTCCCACCGCTGTTTATGTCAAACGAGATGGAAATCTCTATTGCCTTACGAGCTTCATTAGCTGCTGTTCTTGTATTCGTTGGGGATAGTGTGGCTCTAGCCAATGCACCAAGTGCATATGAACTGCCAGATCCAACTCCGTATATTCCACGGTCATCTCTTACCCAAGAGAAGTCATTATCGATTTGATAAATCTTTCCTCGAAGGCAGATCAATGCATCAAAACCTGATCCATCTTTGGGATCGTTATCGGCAGTCTTTGGCGATGGATCGTATCCATATTCTGCGTATGCTTGCTTGAGTGATGGCAGTAAATCTGTCATCATAAATTTATCTAGGTTCACACCTCGTGGAATCTTAGGAGCATTCCAACTGTGTAGGGCTATATCCCCGGCGATTGCATCGCCAGCAAAGGCAATTACATACTCGCCTTTTTCTACTACCTTGTCCATGCCAGAGGCTATGAACTTCTGATCTCCACCCACTATCAAAGAATCTGCGGCAATCAATCCCCAACCTTTACCTTGGATTCCAATAATGGTTGTCATTCTCAGTCCTTAAACGAGTTGGTGGTTGAGTCGAATGCCTTACCGGCTAAGTTACTTACTTCGACTGCCCCACGAATATCCTTCATGTTTGTTGTCGCTGGTTCAATACCTTGGCTGATTGCAGACTGGTATGCGTTTAGCTCTGCATCCCACTTCTTCTGAGGCATCATCTTGGAACTGTTAGCATCACCGGTATTTACCTGTAGGCCTGATTGCTTCAAGCACTCACCCCAGTTTTCATGATCCTGAGTAGGGCAACCTGTTCTGCATCCCATTAAACTATCTCCACTAAAAATCCGTTATGGGCTATGTTGGAATCAGAGTCGGCTTGAGCCTGAGTTCTGATTGGAAAGCCTTGTGCTACAAGAATAACCTTTGTAGCCTCGTTCACTATGTGACCTCGCCCACCAAGGAATACATAATCGTAATCCCTTAGTTCATCTTCTGTGACTGCTCGAGCCAAAGACATAACACCATCATTGATAAGCACGGCTACCCCTCGCTGGGATACAACTCTACGCCACCACTTGTCAGCCAATGGATAACCTTCCATTACCTGCGGTGGGTAAAATGTGTATGTTGCCATGATTCTCCTTGTTAATAGAGAGGGAGGCAGGGTACCCTGCCTCCCTCAACTAATGCTCTACTAGAGAGCAGATCCGCCTGATTCCAAACGGCAAACTGCTTCATCTCGGAAGATGCCCCAGCCACCGAAGTACTTCCAGCCAAGTGCTGACTTACGGCGAAGGATGTCGATCTGAGGAGCTACGACTGTTTGCACATCGTAGACTGATGCCTCAAGAAGGGCTTCCTTGCCAACTGCAACTGCTGAGTAAACAGTAGCTGAAGATGCACCTGAAGTGGTTGATGGAACACGAGAAGTCTGAACAACTTGGAAGCCTTCAAGAACACCAATGGTGCCTGTCAATAGGTTTCCTACATTGTCAGTTGTGTACTTGTGGATGTCCACAAATCCGCCAGCACCAGTCTCGGCACGAAGGTCGAAAGCTTGGCGTGGGTGGATGAACAATGTGTAAAGGTCACCAACACGAGGTTGAGCGTTTGACTCAAGAAGTGTTGTCTGTGCCTTACGAAGCATTGTTGTTGATAGAACATCTGAAGCTGTAAGAGTAGCTGTGGTTGTACGGCTTCCACCGTACTTAACTACTGATCCAGATGTTAGTGCTGTTGCAACTAACTTATCCAATGTATCTGCTGCGTTGAAAGCAAGTGCATCACCGATCATGGTGTCGATAGAAGAGAATGAAGCCATGTTGACCTTCTCTGTCTGCTCAACAGCATTACCGTATTCAGTAACAGTAACTGTTACTTGTGATGGGTTTGCTAGTGCAAGAGGTGTTACATCAGATGTTTCTGTTAATGCTGTGGTTGCTGCTGCTAGGTTTGCATAAACTGCAAACTTAAGAGAAGTTCCCGGGTTGGTGAGTGCTACTGGTCGTAGGTCTGCGACTGAACGCATGACAGGAAGTGAGCGGAGTGCAGCTCTTACATATGTGTCATATGCATTGACTACGAGGTTGCCTACACCAGAGATTTGAGTGGTTGCCATTTACGGCACCGCCTTTCTGGGTTAGTACCCAGCCTTACCAAGATCTGCAAATAATTGCTTTAATGCATCAGGCCCCTTTGCAGCGGCCTCATCCATCTGGGCTTGAATCATCTGTTCACGATCAGCACTAATGCCGCCGTCTACAGTTGCTTGAGCCTTTTTGTAACTGTCTACAAAACCTTCTGGTATTGCTGAGTTTGTTTGGTTGGTTTGTGACACACCGAATACATCTCCGTATTCTGTGAGCCATGACGACAACGATTCCTCCGTGAGGTCGATGTCCTGTGGAATGAAAGCCGAAATCTTCGGATTCACTCCTCGAGCTGTAAGGACTTCTGAGATAGTTCTCTCTCGTTTTTCTTTACGCAAATTTGAAAGCTCTTCCTGAATTTCCTTCAGTTGCTTTTCTTTTGCCTTATTGGCCTTGCGTAGTTGTCCGAGAACATCGTTCGAATCAAGTTCGAAGTCATCCTCTTCCAGTTCGTAATTGGACATTTGTCCTACTCCCTTTTCATGTTAGTCGCTGGCCACAATGCAATCGGGGAAATGCATTGGCTCCAACTTCCGGGTTTATACTCATCTCAAGTTCCGGCATTTCTAGAGATGGAGTGGGTGTCCGGGTCTCGAACCCGGATGATTGCCAATCACCCTGTTACTTAAACTGTTTTAGTTCTTAGTGCCTTAGATCCGATGCCACTTGTGCCACCAAATGCTGCTTGACCTGTTGCCTTGATTCGTGCTGCTTGTGCCTGTGCTTGGACATCTCCACCAAACTCAGCAGCGATTGCTTCCTTGGCTCCGAAGTTCTCACCATAGATAGCAGCAAGGTTTCCAGTTGTCTGGAGTTCACGCTGAACCTGTGAATACTTCTGGCGTTGTGATCCATATCCAAGAGATCCTGCACCGTAGGTCTGAGCCATATTAGCTTCTTCTGCTGTTAGTCCTTCGATAAGAGCTGCTGCTGTATTCATGTTCTTTCCAGCAATCTGCTCAAGGATTCCCTGACCCTTTGCTGGGTCAATCATATATGCAGTAAGAGCTTCGTCACCGATACCGTATAGATCCTTAAGTTGCTTACGAACATTGGAAT